CACAAGAAACCGATGACGATTATGAGGCCAGAAAAGCTGGCACATGGTTATTTGATGGCGTTGGTAAGACGATTGAAGATTTAACCGGCAAGGTATTCGATCAGCCGGTATTCTTGCAAGAAACTGGAACCGATCTTGACGTATGGTCTTTTAATATAGACTTGGAAGGTCGTGATTTATCGCAATTCGCGCATGATGTTTTCAATGATGCACAACGATCTGGCATATCATTTATATTGGTTGATGCGCCGCCACGGCCAGCAGATTTAACCAGAATACAAGCCGATCAAGGAAACTTTCGTCCATATTTTCAGCATATCAAGCTTGAAGAAGTTTATGGATATAAATGGCAGCTAATCAATAACGCTCCAACTATTACGCAAATTCGGATTGGTGAAAAGATCACGCAAGAAAACGGCGATGAGTATGATCCTGATGAAGTGCAGCAAATCCGTGTTTTAACCATGCCTGTTGAAAACGATCAAATCGTGGGCAATATGTTTGTGCGTTTATACCGGCAAAATGAACGTGATGATTGGGTGCTTTACGACGAATATCAAACAGCCTTAACCAAAATCATGCTTGCTCCATTAGATATTGGAAGAACCAGCTTTATGATGGCAGAGCCACCACATGCGCGGTTGGCAGAGATTAACTTAGCGCATTGGCGGTCGCAATCCGATCAAGCAAACATTATGCATCACGCTCGTGCTCCAATGAAATACTTTCATGGCTATAGCAGGGAAGATTTAGAGGACTTCGCTGAAGGCGTTGGATATGCTTTTTATTCTGCTAATGAAAACGCTAAGATTGGCGTTGTTGAACATTCTGGCGCGGCCATCGATGCAGGGCGAACTGAGTTAAAGGATATGGAGTTCCAGATGCAAGCAATGGGCTTGCAATTAATTGTATCACGCACCGGCACATCTACGGCCACAGGCGATATGATTGATGAAAACAAGGTTAATAGTCGCTTGGGAATGTGGGCTGATAATCTTAAAGACACGCTGGAAAGCGCTTATTCCTATATGGCAGAACTTGCTAATATTTCCACCGATATAACCGTGATTGTGAATAAAGACTTCGCGGCAAGTGCGCTATCACATTTGGATATGGATGCTTTGAGCAAAATGTATCTTGCTGGCGTTATTTCAAAGGTTACTTACATCAATGAAGCTAAACGGCGCGGCATCTTAGCTGAAGAAGTAGAGCCAGAAGATGAGGCAGAAATGATAGCCGATCAGCCTATGGACGAGCCTGATGGCAATATCGGATGATTTCGCAGACGCTACGATTAGACACCAAGTTTATTTGCAGCGTTACAAATCAGGCGTAGTGAATAAAATATTAGCTTTGCTGAAGGGCGTTGAGTCTGACATCGTGCAGCAAGTGGCAAAGCGGGATTTGCAATCTTTAACTAGGCGGCAAGTTGATCAGCTATTAGCAAACCTCAAGCGCAAGATTGATCAAGGCTATGAGCCGGTCATTGATTTGTTAAATGATCAGGTAAAGCAACTGGCTGGCTATGAAAAGCGTTGGCAGATGGATATGTTTAGCAAAACTGTTCCCATAGATTTGGATTTTGTCGCACCTTCTGATGAGCAAATTATCGCATCTGTAATAGCCAGACCTTTTCAAGGCTTGCAGTTAAAGGATTGGTATAAGGGCTTACCTGATGGTCAGTTTCGCCGATTGCGTGAAGCAATTAGACAAGGTTACGTTGATGGCGATACCACGCAGCAAATAGTTCAAGCTATTCGCGGCACAAGAACCACATCAGGCATATTAAATATTTCTCGCAGGGCCGCAGAAACAACAGCCAGAACGGCTTTATCGCACACGGCTAATGTTGCACGAAATCAGGTTTATAGGCGCAACCGAAGATTAATTAAATCTGTTGAATGGGTTGCTACATTAGACGGTAGAACGTCTGCAATATGCAGAGCAAGGGATGGTAAAGTTTATCCAACTGACAGTGGGCCAAGACCGCCAGCACATCCAGCTTGCAGATCAACAACTATTCCTGTTCTTAAATCTTTACGTGAATTAGGTATCAAAGCGGATGAGGTGCCGATTAAATCAACAAGGGCATCGATGAACGGACAGGTTTCATCAGAATTAAATTATGGGGCATGGCTACGAAAGCAGCCGGTTTCATTCCAGAATGAAGTGTTGGGAGTTAAAAAAGCCCAGCTTTTCAGAAGGGGTGATTTAGCAATGGATCGTTTCGTTGATAAAAAAGGTAACGAGCTAACGCTAGATCAACTCAGAGAGCGCGAAAGCGCAGCGTGGGCCAAAGCTGGCCTTTAAAACCGATGGGGAAATAAAATGGCAAACGAAGCTGAAGCAGTAGATCAAACAGAAACGGTTGATGACCGTGATCAATTAATTAATGAGCTTAAATCGCAACTAAAGGAAACCAATCAAAAGCTGGTGGACTCCAATGAGGAAGCGATGCGGCGCAGAAAGACCGTTGAAAAGTGGAAGGAGCTTGGCGAAAGCCCTGATGCTGTGCGGGAAATGTTAAACAATAAACCGGCAGAAGCTAATAATAACGAAGAAATTATTAATCAGATCAAGCAGCAATATGAAGGCAAGCTATCTGAAAGCCAAAAACGATTGCAAAATTACCAACAGAAAATTGCAATGGCTGAATTAAAATCTGCTTTAGCTGGCGAAAATATCATTCCAGAAGGCTTAGATCCCATCACTTTAATGGCGCAACAACGTATAGCCTTTGACGAAACTGGAAATTCGCGTATAATGAACGCAGATGGAACTAAACCCCTCGCTGGTTCGGGGGCTGATGGCTACGCAACCGTGGCAGATTTGGCAAAAGAACTAGCAGCGTCAAAGATGGGCCAATTATTCGTAAGGGATAACGGTCTATCAGGTGGAGGAAAACCACCAGCGTCCCAGCAAGGGAATCCCCAATCTAAAACCGTGACTCGTTCTCAATGGGATACAATGACCCAGCGCGATCGAGCTACATTTGTAAAAGACGGCGGCAAGGTCAGAGACTAACCGCTAACCAAGGAGAAAAAGAATGGCAAACGTTCTTACTGATTTGGCGGCAGACATTTATGTGGCCGCTGACGTTGTTGGCCGCGAGTTAGTCGGCTTTATTCCAGCATCAACAATCAACGCAGATGGTTCTGAAACTGCTGCTGTTGGTCAAACTGTGCGCTCATTCGCAACGCGCGAAGCATCAGCCGTTGATATTACGCCTTCTATGACTATTCCAGAAGGCACAGATCAAACCATCGATAACAAAACGCTGACAATGACAAAACAGCGTGGTGTTCAGATCCCATACACAGGCGAAGATGTACGCTTGTTAAATGGTGGCGCTGGTTATGAAACCGTTTATGGTGATCAAATCGCACAAGCGATGCGTACACTTGTCAACGAAATGGAAGCTGACTTAGCGACAGAGGCATATACAAACGCTTCACGCGCCGTTGGTACTGCTGGCACAACGCCATTTGCATCAAACTTTGATCTGGTTGCAGAAGCCCGTCAAGTTTTGGCAGATAACGGAATGCCAATGAATGATGGTCGTATTTCACTTGTTATGAATACTGCCGCTTCAACAAAGCTTCGCAATTTGGCATCACTTTCATCAGTAAACCAAGCTGGCAATGACACTTTATTGCGTCAAGGCACCTTGCTTGATTTGCAGGGCGTTATGATCAAGGAAAGCGCACAAGTTCAGTCGCATACTAAGGGCGGCGCAACAGGTGCTTTGATCAATAACGTAGCTGGTGAAGCTGTAGGTCAAACTACACTAACGCTTGATACAATAACAGTTAATACAACTGGTATTGTCGCGGGTGACGTTGTTACCTTCGCTGCTGACACAACAAATAAATATGTTGTGAATACTGGCTTGGTTGCAACCTCTGGTGATATTGTTATTGGCGATCCGGGCTTGTTAATTGCTGCGCCAAATAACAATGCGATGACCATTGGCAACTCATTCACTGCGAACGTGATGATGCACCAGAAAGGCATGGAGCTTGCAATGCGCGCACCAGCAAAGCCAATCGGTGGTGATGCAGCAGTTGATGTGATGATTGTTCAAGATCCGACTTCTGGTTTGGTCTTTGAAGTATCTGTTTACAAAGGCTTTAGCAAAGCAATGATCCAAGTGGGTGTTGTTTACGGCTACAAAGCTTGGAACAGCAAAGCAATCGCCACAGTTATGGGCTAATAGATCGGGGGCTTCGGCCCCCTTTCTCACCACAGGAGGTTAATATGCCGCGCCCTTATTTAAAGAAAAAAGGTCTGATCGTTAAGAAGAAGAAGGCCAAGAAGAAGAAAAAGTAAATGGCTGCTAGACGCTCAAGAAAACGCAAATCAACGATAAACTCTGCTGGCAATTATACAAAGCCAAAGATGAGGAAGCGCTTGTTTTATGCCATCAAGAGTGGATCTAAAGGTGGTCGTGCTGGTCAATGGAGCGCAAGAAAAGCGCAAATGCTGGCAAGGCGATATAAGGCTGCTGGCGGGGGTTATAAATAATGGCCCTTAAAAAGAACCAGCAATCATTGAAAAAATGGACGCGCCAGAAATGGGGTTACACCGGCAAGAAAGGCAAAAGCCGATATTTGCCTAAAGCCGTAAGGGATAGCTTAACGCCAGCACAGAAAGCGGCTGGTTCCAGAGCAAAGAATAAAGCAACGAAAGCTGGCAAGCAAAGTGCCAGATATACAAAAGCAGAGCGCAGGGCATTGCGGAGATTAAGATGAGAAAACGTGATCCGCGCATAAAAAGATTAGGGGTTTCTGGTTTTAACAAGCCAAAAAGAACGCCTAATCATCCCAAGAAATCTCATGTTGTTTTGGCAAAGGTTGGCGATAAGGTTAAAACAATTCGCTTTGGGCAGCAGGGCGTAAAGGGCGCGGGTAAAAACCCAAGGACAGCGGCGCAGAAAGCAAGGCGTAAATCGTTTTTAGCGCGTCATCAAAAGAATATTGCAAGAGGTCGCATGAGTCCAGCATATTGGGCTGCAAAGGTTAAATGGTGATTAAATGGCACTAGATACAACAATCGGTGGGACAGATACAAATAGCTATATCACTTTAGCTGAGTGGCAAGCATACTGGTTAGAGCGTAATATTGATGTTTCGCAGCATGGTCACGATGCAGCCCATGAGGCTAATCTTGTGCAAGCGGCTCAATGGATAAATCAGACTTATAATTTCGTCGGTGATAAGCAATATCAATATCAAGCGATGGCATGGCCTAGATTAACTATGCATCTGGTAGAGGGCTGGCCGATTGATCCTGATACCATCCCGCAAGATATAAAGGACGCACAGGCTGAAATGGCCTATTTGATACACGAAGGCGCTACGCCTTTTGCAAGCGTATCAGGCGGCGCTGTGGTGCGTACTAAAAGCAAGGCTGGGCCAGTGGAAACAGAAACCGAATATACAAACTTCAGAGAAATACCGCGTTTCGTGGCGATTGAAGGGTTGGTTTCAAGATATACTGTATTCGGTGGTTCACAGATTAAAATGGTGAGAGCATGACAACGATCACGGCCATTGCTGATGCAGCATTTGATGCAGTGGCTTTAGCCATTACAGATGCCATTGATGATGCCACAATAAGCTATGATACAAATGGCACTTACAATCCAAGCACCGGCGTTTATCCAGTAACCACAACCACAATTAACGGCAGGGCGTTGTTTGATACAGAGATCCCTGCAAATGATATTTTTCCTGATACGGTTATTGGCCCACAGGATCAGCTTGTATTGCTAGAGGGTTTTTCTGCGGTTGTTAAGGAAGGCTATAAGCTAACGGTTAATAGCGTTGATTATGAAGTAAAACGGGCGCAAGCCATTGTTGGCTCTGTTTCGTTACAATATGCGGTGGTGCTAGAAAAATGACCGCCAAGCAATTCACCTTGCAGCTAAATAAAGAAATAGCTGATACAGAAGAAAAGATTGAGGATGCGATTTCATTAATTGCAATGGATAGCTTGCGCGGGGTTGTTATGAAATCCCCTGTTGATACGGGTCGTTTTCGTGGAAATTGGATAGTTTCAAAAAACGCTGCAAACACAACGTCTAGTCAGGTTACGGATAAAAATGGCGGTCAAACAATCACCAAAGGATCAGGCGTTATTGATACTTTTGAGATGAATACAGATAGCAGGATAATAATTCAGAATAATTTGCCTTATGCAAACCGTTTAGAAAATGGATGGTCTAAGCAAGCTCCAAATGGAATGGTGGCTTTGACTGTCGCTGAAATGCAGCGCAAATATAGGAATATTCTGATATGAGCTATGCAACAGAGCGCCGCGCAATCGAAACATATTTAAATACGCAATGGTCGGATGCAACGCCGATTGGTTTCGATGGGCATGAATTTGAACCCACAGCCAACAGCATTCGCGTTACAATTCAAAATGGTCAGGTTGTGCAGGGATCTATTGGCGCTGCGGCCAATCGGATTGATCACATTGGATTAGTAAGCATTCAAATCTTTACCGAAAGCGGCAAAGGAACACAGACTTGGCGGGGATATGCTGAAACTTTAGATGGCATTTTCTTTGATAAACGAATAACAGATGCGGGTGCAGTAGCGACTACCAACGAGTTCATCAGATTTTCACCAGAGCAACAGCACCCATATATTTCTGGCGAAGTTTCTGATATACCTTTTCATATCGCAACTTTTGTCGCACCATTCGTGCGCTACGAGTATAAATAGGAGGCCACAACATGACTGGCATTGCATCAAATCAGCTTCGATCAGCTTTTGTGGCTGAAGCTACGGCTGGAACTACACCATCAACTCCATCGTTCACCAACAGTGACGTTCCCATAAACATGACCGCCGCACCTAATATGATTGAGCATCGATCATTAGCGGCCAAGGGCGAGGCTGTACAAACCGCAATCGGCGGCATTGACGTCACTGGAAATATGTCTGGCACATTGGTTTATGGTGCTTATGATGATTTCTTTGAGAGTCTGTTTCAAGGCACTTGGACAACTGATGTTTTGAAGAACGCTAAAACCACGCAATCATTGACGGTTGAAAACGCCATTGCAGCGGGTGAAGGCGGCACAAATACGATGATGCGCTATCAAGGCGTTGAAGCAACTGGTGGATCAATCACGCTAACATCAAACGCAGATATTACTTTTGCTTTTGATTTAATCGGTATGGGTTCATCAGATACATCAACCAGCGCAATAACAGGCGCAACATATACAGATCAGACTGAGCGCACACCCCTTTCATCTGGAGTAGATGTTGGAACGATTGCCTTTAGCGGCTACACGTTGGATGCATTTGAAAGTGCAACGATTAACTTTAACTATGATGGCCGTGAAGCGCAGAATATTCTTGGCAACAGTTTTACAAAAGGTGGCCTAACAAAGGGCGCAGCATTAGCTGAGATTACTGCGCGGGTTTATGTAGATGCAAACTTTGCAGCTATGTATAACGCAGCGCGTGATACCGATCACAGTTTGTTTAGCGTCACTTTCCCCTTGGGATCTGTATCTAGCAAGAAATACACATTGGTTTTCCCAACTTGTAAATTCACTGGTTCTAATTTGGACTTTACTGCCACAAACTCAATGCAAGATATTACCATCAGAGCGCTTTATGATGAAACAACAGAAGATGCTTCAATGAAGCTAACAAGGG